GGAAGACACAACAAACGCCGTAGCCGTTGCGCCTGAGGTTGAAGCCCCTGCGGTGGAAGCTTCGCGCCCAACAGTTACAGCACCAATTTATGCCAAGCCACGTTTAGAGTTTACTAAGGCTAAATACCTAGAAAACACTCTACGTGCAAAGTTCCTTGGCGATGAAGATGCAGCGATGTATGTTCGCGCTGCCGATAACGAAACATCAACAGCACCTGGAATGATTCCTACACGCCAGCTCACAGAAATTGTGAACCCGCTGTCTAATGCTGATCGCGGTGTAATTGATGCGATTAGTCGTGGGACTTTGCCTGATGCTGGCATGTCCTTTGAAATCCCTAAGATTACTGCTGTCCCAACTGTTGATCAGATTAACGAGAATCAAACTGTTACTGAATCACAACTAACAGCTTCTTACATCACAGTAAGCGTTAAGCCATTCAAAGGCCGTTCTATCACCACAGTTGAGCTCATCGAGCGCAGCTCGCCGACTTTCTTTGACGAGCTTGTTCGTCAAATGGAGTTTGCTTACGCAAAAGACACAGATTCATTTGTTGCTACTGCAATTCAAGCAGCAGGAACTCTAAACGCAACAGCAAAAGCAAACAGCGCAACAGGTTTGCTTGAGTATATTGCATCTGGCGCTGCTGCTGTTTACACAGCATCACTTGGCTTTGCACGTAACCTTCTTGTTACCCCAGATCAATGGGCTAACATCATGAGCTACAACGATTCAGGCCGACCAATTTACAATGCTGCACAGCCACAGAATGCTGGCGGTGTTGTTTCACCACAGAGCCTACGTGGAAGCGTTGCAGGTCTTGACCTATACGTATCACGTAACTTTACTGGTTCAGGTGGAGATGGAACTGCTGATTACTCAATGGCAGTTATCAATCCTGAATCCTACACATGGTATGAATCACCACGCTTTCAGCTACGCACCAACGTGAATAGCGATGGAACTGTTGATCTTGGCTACTATGGCTTTGGCGCACTTGCAACCAAGGTTGCGGCTGGAGCTAACTGGTTCAACAAGTCCTGATCTAACTAATAGATCGTAGAGTTACCCTGGCGCACAGCCCTTGCGCCAGGGCTAACATTAGAAAGGAAACAGCATGCCTGCTACATTTGTTACCGAAGCGGAGTTACGTAGCGCACTTGGAATTGGTGCTTTGTATAGCTCAGCAGTAGTAGAAGAATGCTGCCAAGCTGCTGAAGATATTGTTAAAAGCAAGTTGTGGTATAACACGCAATCTGTTTACGCATTGGAAGCGACAGGAACTACTGGGCGCATTTATATTTATGAAAACATTGACCAATTTTTAACTGGCGATACGATTACTGTTGAGAATGTTCGCCAGCATTTCAATGGCTCACAAACAATAACCGATGTTGGAAGAAATTGGCTAGAGTTTGTTAAGGCTCAGATTACTACACGCGAATATCACACAATAGCCCCATGGGGTCGCGTTTATGGCACACAGTCAATAGATTACTCAACTTTAGCTGAAGTCAACTTAGCATCACTTATGGTCGCAGTTGACATTTGGCAAGCTCGCCAAGCTTCCAACGCTGGCGGCATCTCACCAGATTTTCAACCATCGCCGTATCGTATGGGCAACACTTTAATGGCACGTGTTCGCGGTTTACTTGCGGATCACTTAGCGCCAGGCGGTCAAGTAGGATAATGTCAGCAATCTCTACCCTACGGGGAACAATCGCAACTGCGCTAACTGACAATACGGCGTGGCAGGTGTTTTCCTTCCCACCTGCCACACCGCTTAGTAACAGCATAGTGGTGCAACCTGGCGATCCCTACATTGAATCAAGTAATGACCATTACAAAACAGTTAAGCCAAAAGTTAATTTCAAACTGATAGTGTTAGCGCCTATGTTTGATAATCAAGGTAACCTAATTAACATTGAAGATTATTATCTAAATATAGTAAATAAGCTAGAAGCGTCATCGCTCGCTTATACAATAGGCACGTTTAGTGCGCCAGCAGTCTTGACTGGAACAGCAGGCGATCTGTTGTCTGGTGAAGTATCAATCAGCGTTCTATCAGATTGGAGCTAACATGACTGAACTAGATCAGGAACGCGAACGCTTTCTGACCAAAATAGGTCAGATAGCACCCAAGCCAAAGGCTGAGCCTACGGCAACAAAAAAACTAACAAAGAAAGATAAGGAGCAGCCTAATGGCGATCGTATTGAACAATAAAGTTGGGGTGAAGGTGAATGCGGTTGACATCAGCGATGTCGTTACGCAAGCCACCCTCAACTACGCATTTGATGAACTGGAAATCACCAGTATGGGAGATCAATCCCACCGATTCGTAAAAGGATTGCAGTCAGGGACTTTGACTTTGTCATTCCTAAATGACGTAGCATCATCCGAAGTTCTTGACACATTGCTAACCGCTTTTGGAACTACTGTTGCGGTTAAGATGATTCAGGATTCAGGTGCAGCCGTTGCAGACGGAAACAAACTTTACACCTTCGATATTTTGGTGAATAATCTAACACCACTTAACGGAACACCAGCAGACATTAGTGCTCAGGATGTAACTTTTACAATCAACAGCGTTGTAACTGTTGCTGACACAGGCACGTTCTAATTAAACAAAGGGGCAAAAAATGGCAAGACTAAAAGTAACAAGGGCAGACGGCAGCGAATCTATTCATGAGATTACACCTGTCGTTGAATATGCTTTTGAACAACACACGAAAAAAGGGTTTTATCGTGCGTTTCAAGAAGATCAAAAGCAGAGTGATATTTATTGGCTTGCATGGGAGTGTTTGCGTAGAGCAGATGCGCCCGAAGTGTTTCCATTTGGGGAAAAGTTTCTAGCAACCTTGAAGGCTGTTGAGGTTCTAGGTGATGATTCCCCAAATGGATAACGCGTGATTCTTGGACTTATCGGATAGCTGAACTATCCGTAAATCTAGGAATTGCGCCTAGTGAGTTTATTAACATGGATCGTTCAATGTTAAAAGCGATTCATGCGGTATTAGTTAAACAAGCGGAAGATAGGAAACATGCCAATCGTAGTAGAGGGCGTTCCAGAGCTTAAAAAAGCTTTGAAAAAGTTTGCGCCTGACCTACTTAAAGAGATGAATGCTGAAATCCGCTTTGCGCTTAAAGAAGTTGTCAAAGATGCTGAAGCTAAAGTTCCAGGTCAAGCGCCTGGCAATTTATACAATTGGAATGATAAAGGCCAAGAGCCAGTTAGCCGTGTTACGGGTCGGCGCGCATTCCCTCTTTACAATTCGGGAGAAATTAGAAGCGGTTTGACCTATTCGATTGCGCGCAAGAAAGCAAACAGCAAAGGTTTTGCCAGCCTGTATTCCTTGCTAAACAAATCAGCCGTTGGCGCAATCGTGGAAACTGCTGGCAGTCAAAGCCCATTTGGTAGAAGGCAGATTGCAGATCGTAAATATGGTGAAAGCTACAAAAACATTGGCAATTCAAACAACCCTAATGCTGGTCGCATTTTTGTTGGTGCTATGAATGGCGTTGGGCCATTAAAACGTTATGACAGCAAGAGCCGATTCCGTGGGCGTTTACTATATGCTGCCTACGCTGAAAACAATGGCAAAGCTTTAGATGCGACAATGAAGGCAATTGCTAAGGCTGCTGCAACATTAAAGTCAAGGTCAACAGTTAGAAGGGCAGCCTAATGTCAAACATTCGCATTGATATTGCTTCCGAGTTTAAGGACAAAGGATTTAAGGCTGCTGAAAAACGCACAACAAGCTTAAATAGAAAGTTTGATAATCTAGCTCGCACAGCCAAGCGCACATTTATTGCTATTGCTGGCGTTGAAGCATTAAAGCGTTCAGTTGTTGCATTCGCTGAAGAAGATCGCGCAGCCAATAAACTAGCTGCAAGTTTACGCAATTTAGGTCTAGCGTATAACACTAAAGCAGTCGAAGATTATTTAGAAGCAAGTGAAAAAGCAACAGCCATAAGCAAAGACGAATTATCACCTGCTATTGCTGGCCTACTTAGCACAACACTTAGTGCTGAGAAATCTATGAACTTGTTAAACCTTGCTATGGATGTTTCAACCAGCACAGGTAGGGATTTAACGTCAGTTACAGTTGCATTAAGTCGTGCCTATAATGGAAACTTTGCTTCGCTAGGTAAATTGCAAACAGCGTTTACAACTGCTGAGCTGGAAGCAATGGGATTTGAAAAAAGCGTAGCGGCATTGAATGAACAATTTGGCGGCGCAGCCGAAAACAACGCCAACACTTACGCTGGCAAAATAGATAAACTAAAAATTGCTTTTGGTGATTTAGCAGAAGAAATTGGCGCAGGTCTTATTGCGTTTCTAGAATCCCTTGGCTCAGGTGATTATGACAATGGATTACAGAAATTAGTTAATTTTGGTCAAGCAATAGGCGATGTCTTTAGACGTGCTGGAACAACCATTGAATACACTAAAGCATTATTGTCAACAGGTTTTCGCATTGATGCAGCAGAACAATTAAAATTAGATGAATTACGCGCACAACTAGCTAACCCAAGGGGAGGAAACTTTAGTGTTAGTCGTGGCAATATAAATGATTACAAACAGCAATTAGCATTGCAGAAAAAGATTGAAGCAGATCGCAAGAAGGCAGCCGCTTTAGCTGCTAAGTCTGAAAGAGAAAAACTAAAGCGCGAAAAAGAAGCTTTACAACTCAAGCGAGCTGGCACAATTTTTGATATGGAAAACATTCAGATTGTTGCAGCTTTGCAAGGTCAAATTGATGGTGAGCAACGCCTTCGCCTTGTTGCTCTCCTTGCGCTTAACAATGACATGGCTGAAGCTGCCGAAAAGGCTTCCACAGCAGTATTAGCAATTAACGCACCTGCTCTAGCAAGTCTTGGCGTAATCATGAAGGCAGGGGATTCAATCACAGACGTGATTGCAAAACTTATCAATGCTCAAGCCAAAACTGCACTTGTTGATTTAGGTATTAAAAACCTTCCTAAAGCCAAAAATCCTTTTGAGGATTGGGATACCATTCTCAGCAAAATTATATTTAACCTTGATGTCATTGCAAACAAGATTAAGAATATGCCATCGGTAACAGCAGGTGGAACAGTTGTAAGCGGCAATAATGGTGGCAACAATGGTGGAAATAACGGCGCAAACAATGGCGCAAACAATGGTGGCAATATATTTGTGCCAAATCCGTTTAACCCTGTATCGCCTACAATGTCAACAAATACAATCGCTGACCAAATAGCTACTTTAACCAGTATGCGTTTGACAACTGATACTGGCACAGGCATCAACTTTTTGCTTAAAGAACACATAGACACACTTACAAATGCTTTAACCACAACTTCAATGAATGCTTTAGGCGATGAGCAAGCTAGATTGCGAGCAATGGGCTTTTTTGACACGCCTGGTATTTCAGCAGATTCCCCTTTTGACCCTGCTAGATTTCGTGCAAGGGAAAATGGCGATACTTTAATTACTGTCAATGTTGCAGGTAGCGTTGTATCTGCCGAAGATTTGGCTGAGGTCATAACTGACATCCAATATGAATATCAACGCTCAGGTAAGAGCACTCAATTTAGTAGCATATCAATCTAATGCCAGCACCTACACTACGTGTCTTTGTTGACTTTGACAGCGATACTGCCTTTGAGATTAACCCTTTAATCTTAGGTAGCGCTACCGAAGGCATACTAGGCACAAATACCCTTGGCTCAGGCACATTGCCTGTTGAGATAACTGATTTGGTAACTCAGGTTTCAATCAGGCGTGGCCGCAATCGTATTACGTCTAAGTTTGAAGCTGGCACAGCCAATGTAGTTTTGTATGATCAGAATGGCGATTGGAATCCCACCAACCCAGCAGGGGCATATTATCCCAATCTTGTTCCGCTTAGGCAGATTATCATTTATGCTACGTATGCCAGCCAAAACTATTTTCTATTTTCAGGTTTTATCACTAACTATGACACAGGCTTTAGGCAAGGCAATGATGAGCTGAGCACAGTTACCTTGCGCTGCGTAGATGGTTTTAAGTTGCTTGCAGGCTCAGCCATTGACACAGTAGCAGGCTCAGGGGTGCAGCTCTCAGGGGCTCGAGTAAATGCCATATTAGATGACATAGAATGGCCTATAAGCCTAAGAACTATAGATGCAGGTGATTCTACCCTTCAGGCTGACCCAGGCACGGCGAGAACGGCCTTAGAAGCTTTGTTTACAGTAGAGCAAAGCGAGTTTGGCGGTATCTTTATTGATGCCAATGGCAAGCTTGATTTTGTCAGCCGTGATAATTTAATTGCCGCACCAGCATTCCCTGTTTATGAGTTTAGCGACCAAGGCACGGACATCTCATACACCAATGCCGTAGTTGCTCTAGATGATACAACCCTGATAAATGACGTAACTATTACGCGCTTGGGTGGCACAGCCCAGAATGCCTTTGACCAAGATTCAATTGACAAATTCTTTTTGCATTCAGGCACACGCTCAGGCATATTGGTGCAGACCAATGCTGAAGCGCTAGATCAAGCCAAGGGCATACTTGCGACACGTAAAGACCCAGAAACGCGCATTGATAGCATTCAGCTTAACCTTTACGATGATGCTAACCCCAATAAGCCATTGGCAGGGGTAGACATAGAATTGCTTGATGGAGTAACAGTTACTAAAACCACCCCAGGATCAACTAGCGTGGTGCAATCAAGCCTGGTAAATGCAATCCATCACGATATTACCAAGTCATCCTGGATGACTACCCTATACACCACCGAACCACTATTAGCAGGCTTTGTCCTAGATTCCGATGTATCGGGTATACTAGGTGAAGACGTGCTGAGCTACTAAGGAGAACAAATGGCAGGCGCAGGATATAAGCTCTTTAACACAGGAGATGTGTTAACGGCAGCTCAGGTTAATACGTATTTGAATGAGCAAACAGTTATGGTGTTTGCCAACTCTACTGCTCGCACTACTGCATTAAGCGGTGTGTTGGCTGAGGGCATGATGTCTTATCTACAAGATACCAATGCAGTTGAAGTTTACAATGGCACATCATGGGTCAACGTTGGCAATGCTGGTGATATTACGGAAGTTCAAGCTGGTGTAGGTATATCAATTGCAAGTGGAACTGGCCCAATTCCAGTTATCACAAATAGTTCAACTGATCTTATTACTACTGCTGGTGATTTACTCTACGGAACAGCAGCAGACACAATGGCTAGGCTTGGCATTGGAACGGCTGGACAAGTGCTAAAAGTCAATTCTGGTGCAACAGCTCCAGAATGGGGTGCTGCTGGCGCTGCAAGTTTTGTTGGATGCCGTGTTTTCAAAAATGCGGTGCAAACTATTTCAAATGCAACTTTAACAGATTTGACTTTTGCTGCTGAATCTTATGATACTGATGGCTTTCACGACAATGTTACAAATAATGAGAGAATTACCATACCAAGTGGTAAAGGCGGAAAATATCTTTTAGTAGGTGTGTGTGAATTAGCACCAAATGCAACTGGTAGACGGCAAGCGGTATTTAAGAAAAATGGCACAACAGTTATTCACGAAGCATATATTGAAGCCGTTAGCGCAGCAACCATAGAAACTACACTTAATCCTGTTGGAGTTTTTGATTTGGTTGCTGGCGATTATGTTACTTTCCAAGTTCGTCAAGATTCAGGTGGTAATTTGAATACCAATTCTGGAACAGCAGTTGTTTCTTTTGCTGCATCATATTTAGGAGCATAATGAAAATCTATGACAAACCTGCAAACCTTAACGGCGCAGAATTAAAACAAGAATTGGCAAGCTCTGGAATTATTGTTGATGAAGTTTATGATTTTGGCAACAATACAATTGGTTTAGAAACTGATGATGATGCAGCAGAGGCAATAATTGCAGCTCATAACGGCAACACAATTGCACCTCAGCCAACTATTTCTGAGAAATTGGCAAGTGTTGGTTTAAGCATTGACGATTTAAAGTCAGCCCTTGGCCTTTAGCACAATCTATAAAGATAATGCCTAAACTGTGCAAAGCTGGTCAGCAATTACGCGAGCAGATAGATGATGCGTTTCCCAATAGAGGTAGAGCTTCAGACGGATGGCTCGGTGATCAACGTCATGCAGCGCGTAAGTCCGATCACAATCCAACTGCTCAAGGCATTGTTCGTGCCATTGATGTGTCAAGTGATTTCAAATCCCATGAGGCCACGGCATTTGATTTGGCGGATCAGTTACGGCTACTTGCCAGAACTGATAAAAGAATCAGCTACATTATCTTCAACGGCAAAATTGCCAGTTGGAAGAAAAACTATAAGTGGAGAAAATACACAGGAATAAATCCGCATAAAACACATATACATTGTAGTTTTACTGCTAAGGGCGATACAGATGGCAGTATGTTCCAAATCCCTATATTGACAGGAGAGCCCCTAAATGGAGCAAGCAAAGGCAGTAGCAGCAAGTTGGGCAAGAAGCTTCTTAGCCGCAGGAATAGCAACTTATTTGGCAGTAGGTTGGGATGCTCCTGCAATTGTAAATGCAGCGTTAGTGGCGAGCCTTCCAGTAATTCTTCGTTGGTTAAACCCTAACGACACGGCGTTTGGTCGGCGTTGAGCCCTGCTGAATGGGCAGGCTTTGTAGCTGCCATCCTTTCCTGTTGTGCGCTTATTGTCGGTGGGCTTAGATACATTATCCGACATGAAGTGCCTTCAATACTTGAAGCATCAAATATCGTGTCGCGCATAGATAAACTTGAATCAATGGTTCTAGAATTGCTTACTCATGAGCGCAAGAAGAATATCAAAAAGCGAACAAGCCGCTAAACGCAAGCGTAAGGAAGCGGCTGCGCGCAAGACAACAACAGACATTTTGCGACCCATTGATATTTGGGCTGCATCAATTGTTGAATGTTTTGAAGCATTAGTTCGTGCTGGATATGGTGAAGATAGGGCGCGCTGGTATATTGAAGAACAGTTGCGCTTACCCGATTGGGTAATACAGAATCCTAATCATTCGCCGTATGAAGATGATGAAGATGAGGATGAAGATTAAGCGAATTGTAGTTATCTCAGACCTACAAGTTCCATTCCACGATAAGAAAGCTGTTAAAAATGTTGCCCAATTCATCAGAAAATACAAGCCTGATGACGTTCTATGTGTGGGCGATGAAATTGACTTCCAAACAATTAGCCGATGGTCAACAGGTAGGGATGAGTGGTCGGGAAGCATTGGTAGAGATCGTGATGAAACTGTGCGAGTTCTTGCCGAGCTCCAAGTTAGACATCTCAGCCGAAGCAATCATGGAGCAAGACTTTACAACTCACTAAGCAAACGCTTGCCTGGTCTTATTGGTCTACCTGAATTGACGATTGAAAAGTTTCTGCACCTAGATGATTTAGGCATTACATACCATAGCAAGCCATACCAGTTCCACGATGGCTGGGTTATGGTTCACGGCGATGAGCAAAGCATCAAGCCACAAGGGGGTTTAACGGCCTTAGAATCGGCTAAGAGGCATGGTTTGTCGGTAGTCTGTGGTCATACCCATAGACAGGGCATTTCAAGCTTTACAACGGCTTCTGGGGGCGTTTTAAGGGGTATTCTGACAGGCTTTGAGGTTGGACATTTGATGGATGAGAGCCAAGCCTATTACACACGCGGAACATTTAACTGGCAAAAAGGATTTGGAATTATTTACATAGACAGAAAGCGTGTTCAGCCAGTAGCCATACCGATTGAAAAGGATGGCAGCTTCTTAGTTGAAGGCAAGCGATATGGTTGAGGACATCTTCCCAATACATAGAACTATTGATGATCACATGGATAATTTTGATGGCGTGTCGCTGATTGACAAATAGCATATAGACCCTTCAAAATAGGATTTGAAATCCTATTTGAAAGGGGTTTAGGGCATGGCGATAAGATATGATCGCAAGTCGGGTGCGTATACCGATGGCAAGCACTTTGTGCGAGCTTCATTTATACGTGATTATGCGAAGAAAAAACTAGGCATGAGCCAAGAACGCGGCAGAATCAGCCGTGAAGTTTTAGCTGCCTATTTTCTTGATGTGCATGGGGTGAGCGATGATGTTGAATGATATTCGTTTAGTTGAATTGGCTCTCTACTGCTTTTTATTTGTATTAGGTGCATACACAATCGGTGTATTCATTAAGGAAAAAGGATATAAGGAAGGCTGGGCAGATGGTTACAGACGGGGCAAAGCAGTTGCGAGCGAAAGACATATTGACTAATGCCGCTGACACGATTGCAGAAAGATCAACAACGCATGGTCATTACGACCTCACAATGCTTAGAACATCAAAATTATGGAGCGACTATCTGGAAAGAGAAATTGAACCAATGGACGTTGCAATCTGTATGGCATTGGTCAAGCTTGCAAGAGTTATGGAAGCTAGAGGCCATCACAATGATAACTTTCTTGATGCCGTGGCATATTTCGCAATCGCAGGAGAGCTCGCCGTCAAGGATTGGCACGATCTGGATGCTTTCTAGATCGCCAAAAGGCACTTGGTGCGATTACTGCAAGAATAGGCACGGCACTAGCAGTTTGCGTGGACAAACGCAAGCTGTGTGGCAGATTACTAGCAAACGATATGGCAAGTTAATTGTCAGGCATTACTGTCAATCTTGTGCTAATGAAGTTCAGGCATGGCCTGACGGCACAACTTGGACTTTGAAAGAACAAATTGACTATGCAAAAGGAGAAACCCTAGATGTTTAATTTAGAAAATTATGAAGATGTAGATACGAGGATACATAAGTTTTATGAAAAAAATCCAGATGGTGCAATTATCACAGAGTTGGTTTCAAATGATGAGGAGAAGGGAATTGTTATCTTTAAGGCATACGCTTACCGCACCTATCTTGATTCTTCTCCTTCCGCTGTGGGTTATGCGCGTGGTGCTCGCAAGGATCGTGGTGTGGATCGTGATTTTTGGCTTGAGAATTGCGAGAGCTCTAGCATTGGGAGATGCTTGGCTAATCTCGGATTATCTGCTAAAGGAAAGCGCCCAAGCTCTTTGGAAATGGCAAGGGTTAATGACGTTAAGGCAAGCCCTCAACCCATACGCGTTCGCACAAAAGAACACAAGGAGTTCTTAGATGCAAACAACAAAGAAACTGAAATCATCTGGGATACAACGATTGAGCCACCATCTGACATTGAGCCCGCTTTTGAGAATGCAGTTGCTCTTGTTTCTGAGAAGTTATCTGCCCACCCTCTTCCAATGTGTAAGCATGGCGCTCGTGTCTTGCGTGAGGGGACTGGCAAAAATGGTGCTTATCGTGGTTGGGGTTGCCCTCTTCCTATGAAACAAAAAGCTGAACAATGCAAAGCAATATGGATGATGCTTGGCAAGGATGGCACATGGTCATTTAGGCCAGAAGATGAAGAATTGTTAGTGGGGTGAATAGATGTTAGTGATGGATAAATTACTTGACGTGTGCGACAATTGCAACGAGCCAATAACGGCTGGGTCTGCAAAACCTTGCAAATGCCACACATGCCAAGTAAGGACTAACTAAGTGAGTAATCAAAGTCGCAAGCATAGAGGCTATGCAACGCAGCGCATTGTAGCAGAATACTTACAAGAGCGAGGCTGGAAACATGCGCTACCTGTTGGTGCTGGTAGAGATGGCTCGGACATCACGGGAATTGATGGCCTGGACATTGAAATCAAAGCTCGCACAAACCTTGATTTGTCAGGGCTAATGCGCCAACTTCATGATCGCAAGGCAAACAAAGGGATGGGCGTAGGTGTTCTACGTCTAAATGGTCAGGGTGAGAAATCCGTTGAGCAATATGTCGCTGTTCTCACCTTGGCTGACTTAGTATATTTATTGCAGGCAAGTGGCTACTGAACCTTATCTAATACATCGTTGCAAAGGATGTGGACTATGGATATATGGCAAAAGAGATTACTGCGAAGAATGCAACACGCCCAAGGTTACGCACAAATAAAGACTATATTTGACATCATCGGTATGCTAGGCATGCCAGCAAGCCTGAAAGGCAGCTTGCACGGCAAGCCAGCATTGGCCAGAGCTATGTTTATTGCTGGCTTAGCAATTGCACTACTGCCGCTGCAAACAATACAAACAAACGCTGCTGAAAAGCGCAGCTATCACGTTATGAATATTAAGTTATATGCCTACAACAAAATGGAATGGAAGCAGTTTGAATGCTATAACTGGCTTATATTTGAAGAAAGTAGATGGAACTATAAAGCTAGAAATGGTAGTCATTACGGATTAGGTCAGATGCGATCTAAATGGTATGCAACACTTGATCCATATAAACAGATAGATGCACATATAAGATACTTAGAGAAAAGATATGATGGTTGTCCATGTAAGGCATACCAACATTGGAAGGATAAGGGATGGCACTAATTAAATGTAAAGATTGTGATAAGAAAAGACAAGATATTGAATGTTATTACATAATTCAAACAGGTAATTACCAATGCAACGATTGTTATTGGAAGCCTTAAACGATGTCATTGAAGCCATATAGAGCTACTTCCCATTGGAAGAAGATAAGGTTACAGGTGCTAAGACGTGATGCTTATACGTGTGCTTACTGTGGTAACACAGCTAATGAAGTGGATCATAGGATTGCAAAGGTCAAGGGCGGGGAAGATACGTTGGATAATCTTGTTGCTGCGTGTAGACGATGTAATATTCAGAAAAAAGATAAAGATGAAGCGGTTTTTTTAGCACAACGTTCTAC